CTATGTTAACAATTAGTTCTGTAATTTTACCAGCGGCTGTTGCTTCAGCTGCTTCATCAAAGGGATTGATTTTGTCAAAGTATGCTTCAACTGCTTCTGCTCTATCTTTATCTACACCTAAATCCATTAGGGTTGCTCCTAATGTTGCTGCGCCTTCAAATATTTTAAAGATACCAGAACCAAGTCCGGCTAACATTGATTGGGCTACGCCGATGTCTTTTTTATTTCGTGTAATTTCGGAAGGGTTGTAAACCATCAGTTACTCCTTAACCTTTTCTAACTTTACCTATTTCACCATTTTCTAGAACTGTAATTAGAAAAAATTCCCCTGTCTGTTGGTCTATAAAGTATTCTCCAATATTTTCTTCGACAAATAATTCTTCAGTAGGAACTTTTTTAGAATTAGTTTCGTTTACAAATTTATTAATGTCGTTATTATCAAGCCATTTTTGAGCAGAGTCTCTATTTTTTCTGGTATTACTTTGTTCTCTAGATTCACCTCTGATAGTAGCAAAACTTTTATTTTTTTCTACTGCTTTAGCCCCAGCGGTTTGGATGTCTATTTTATCTTTATAAAGATCTAGTTCATCTTTAAATTTTTGATAAGATGTTTCACCTGCTAAGAATGATTGAATAGCTGCTTGAGCTGCTGCGTCTTTGTATTTCTTACGTTCGCTTGGACGTTTACCTTCTTCTTCAAAGAACTCACCGAATGCAGACTTAACTGTTGCTTCAGGCTTTAATGCCTTACCAGCAAAGTTTAGTAACATTGCGGTTGCATCTTCACCTCTTCCACTACCATAAACTTCTCTAAACATTTCTTCGTTTTCTTTAATCTTAGCTATCTTTTCTTCTTTGGTAAGTTTTTTATTTTTTTTAACTCGAGCTTGCTCCTCCATTAATTTTATCAAAGCATCTCTTTCTTCTATTTTTGCTAAGGCTGCTGCTAATTCTGGATCTATTTTTTCTTCAACTATTTCTTCTTCTCCGGTTGCGGCTGCTCCTTCAGCCCAAGGCCACCACGAACGTTTTTCCGGATCATAATCAGGATGATCTTTTGCAGAGCCGTGAGTCCAAAAATCATATCTCCAAGGATTATTAGGGTTTTTAGATTCTTCCAGATTTCTTTTAATTTTTTTCTGCATAGCGCTTCCTTCAAATTCACTATCCATAAATGGAAATAGATTATCCATTCTTGTAATGCCATATTTTTCATCTACAGGTGTAGGAGTTGCTAGACCATAATAAGCTCCCAATTGAGCCAAACCTGGGAATCTAGATAGGATACCTGTTATACCTGATTTCCCCCAGTTCCAAGCTTTAGGTCCATATTTTTTAGCTGCTTCATATAAACCTCTTTCACTGAAGTTAGGATTTTTCACTAGATTTTTAGCTCTACCCCATTTAGATGTTGCTGCATCCATCACCGCTTGACCAGTCTTTGTACTGCCTCCACCTAAATT